CGCTTAGATGCGTTTAAATTCTGACAGGTCTGCATGGACGTACTGAGTGCAATCGCACTCAGCAGTTAACTGACTATACGCGATTTAATGGAGATGAACATAGTTTTTTATAACTAACCGATACACCGGATCCAAGAACGAAATATTCTCGTCACAGATATACCGGAAAGGTTTGTTATACTATGTTCTGACGGTATCGACTCTGAATTACCCGTGAGGGCTCTTGCAAACGCAAAGGGCTGGTGCCTTTCTTATGGAACGGTAAACCGAACTCACAACGTCACAGATGAATCTTTACTTGGTCAGATGGCCAACCGTTAAGCTTGTTCTCCAAACCAGGAAGCCTGCCACATTTCGGTAGTATCTTTTGTTTAGGAAGACAGTGCAGCGAAATGAAGGATGTGTTTAATCCTATTAAGGTTTTGCGCAGACTTTATACCATTCGCTGGTAGCGTAAGAAGGAGGAATTCCCTTTTCCAGTCACTTGCTAGCTATACTGGTACTTTACAGTTGTTACAACGGAAAGGTTTTATAAACCCTATCACCCTTTGCAAAAGGGATATCCGCTTCACTCGTGTTGTACTCAGTAAGTCCAGTGCTTCAGCAGTAAGTTAAAACTGCCTATCATTAGGTACATAAATGTCTATGCTGAGCCTAATGCGACCCTTCAGAAGTTCTAGTACGCTGTTTAGCAGCGCCTCATGGACTAGCTTGTCGAAATCTTTCGATTTAACTCAATCATCTATATAGTTCTCGTACGAATCATTGTTTTAAGCATAGCTTCAAACCTTGAGACTCTAGAATTTTGAAAGTTGGTTATTTAAGTTAGAAGAATTTCCTCTAAGTGCAGGAATAACCTGCTCTTTCTAGTCCTAAAACAAAAGGTCCATTGATAGTTTATCAATGGTCTTGAACGTTTACCGGCTTTGACTCGTAAGAGCAAATGCTCTAGATCCTTTCAGTTATAACGGCATAATAGTACCGTTAGACTCTTGCTCACCTTTTACTACGCTTGCGCTCATAGACTTATAGTCATGATTTTGTATCTATCTCTTCAGATAGGAGCTAGGAATAACCTAGTCTACGTAGAATAAGAGAAGCAGCAATAGGGAATATCGCAAAAGTCAGAATTTACCGAATCAAAAGAGCACTAAGGACAACCAATCTTTAGTGTAGTACATACTGAGTACGGGAATTAGAGAGCTTTGGAGACGCCGTATCGTTATCGGTCCTTTGTGATCGACTACGGGTAGACCTGCATGCACTACTCGGTACTATTACCAGTAGAAGAGAGTTTGAGTGATACTTAGAAGACTTCTGGTTATTTGAACTAATAGTTTGAATTAAGATCTCTTTTACGAGTGTTGCCTCTTACCTCTTAGTTTACTAGGATTAACCTAGTGTCTATGACTAAATAAAACTCCTTATCTCTAATACCATCATAGCCTTTGATGGTGCGTACAGTATTCGTCTAAAGTAACTTATGGACCAAGGATCCATATTACCTCGCCAACCCCATCCTTAGTTAGTAGAATACACATTGGATTAATTGCTCAAAATATAGTACATTGAGTTAGGTTTCATGTAAAAAGGGCTTGCAAAACTGGAGATGTAGTCATTACATCCTTGTGCGAATGGCTGAATGTCATTTCAATCAGCGTCCTATCCTTTTCTTTGGGAGAAATAGACTCTTATTAACATTAAAGTCTAGCTCCGTAGGATCCAGAGAGGCCTTCGAGTCCCATTCAATGAAGTTAAGCATGAATTTCTCAATCCATGTTCGCTCCATTGTGACCGTTTTCACAAACTGCTCGAGCTCGACACGGGCGGCAATTACTGTTTTAGTATATGCCTCCCAGTCAATTTCGACAGGTCGTGTTAGATCACCTAGCATGGCCTCGAGATTCTCCGCACGCCAGTTTGGCAACTGCGCGATTCCTGTTTTGGATCATATTGTTCCACCTTCTCGACGAGAAACTACATACTTTTTATTTATGTAGCTCCAAACGGCCCCCTCGGTGTCTTCATTGAAAACATCGAATATGGGGTCGCCACGGACGTGTTCTGGGTAAGTACCTTTGAACAGGAACAATAATTTATCCATCATCGATTGGAGTTCTCCAATCGAAGGGTCTCTGATTGTTGTTAATGAGTTCATCATCAATCAGTCCCACCAGGTTTCGAACGAGTGTTTATTAAGACCCGGGATACGAAGAAAGACTAGAAGATTCTTAAAGTGCATAGGTAACAATCCTAAGTCATGATTAAGTTTGCTTAAAGTCCTAAATCCGTAACCGCGATACTTAACAAACGCCGCAATGGTTCACTCGACATTGAATTTCTCGAAGAGAATCAATGCTCCCTCTAATGAGAGACTTGCAACATCCATTTCTTTGAATGATGCAGGAGAAAGGTTTGAATCCTTGTGTATGATTCTTTTTGCAAATTCGAATGTATCTTTCGATACCACCGATTTGATTAAATTAATCTTAACACCAAGGGCCTTCATGACTACCAGATACCGTTGAGCGACTTTGGAATTGAAAATTACAATGTCGTCACCTAGTACAAGGTAGTCACCGAACCATCTCGGTCAACCCTCTTTCCACGCCGCATATTGCACAATAAAGTGATGAGTTAGGGCAAGCATTGCTCAACTAGACAATGCTCCCATGGGTTGCCCCACGGCATACTTCACGGCTTCTGGAACTTTCATTCCAAGACCCCTGTGATGTTTGGGAGTTTGATACTCCCGGCCTACCAGCAGCTTTACTCAAGAGGCGCTGGCACGCGGAATCAAGTACTCTATTAAAAGTGCTTGAATGGAGATTGGTAGTCTATCAGTTGCGGCCGATAGGTCATAACTGTAAGCTACGTTCCTGCTATTCAGCAGTTGAATACCCATTTTCACTCCCGCGCCTTGATCAAATGTTGCGTCTTGAGGAATCCTTTTCAGAATTCCAAAGAGCATCAGATGAATAGGGCGTAGGAGCATTTGGGTTCACCAATCTACCATCGCGAAAACTCTCACTTTTCCAGGTTCCTCCTTGGCCCCTAGGCGTCCAAGGTAGGGCGGTAGGAATGAGTAGACCTTATTTGAGGTCCTTCTCTTCCTATCAATCCGTGAAGTAAGACTTACGGATCTCTGGAATATCTCTGGTATCTGATTTGCCTCACCAGCCAACTTAGTGATTTGAGTGACTAGACTATCTTGTCCAGTAACAAAAGCTAAATCCTTGAATGCAAGGAAGAGCTCACCGAACCTAGGATTCTTTACAAGTTGGATGGCCTGTACCAGCATCGCTGCTGTAGTATCGTACATATTTACGATAGGCATTATCTTTTTAGACCCCTTGTTAGGGGCAGATACAACTCCGGGTCCAGACTTAGTGATAAGTTTAGGAGCCCATTTTTCAATCTTAGATAATTTGGATAAATCCAAATGACTACGAATGAAGAAAACTGATATAAAATCAGCATAAGGCTTTAAATTTATTTTAGGTCCGGGCGTGGTAATTGTTCGGATGTTTATCTTTCCGAAATAATCACAAATTCTATATATAGAGAATAGTGATAGTCAGAAAATAAACACCTTATTATTACCACGGAGGAGCATCTTACGATGTACTGAGGGTATTAACCTCGGTAAACCTCTTCCGGTAGCTCCCACACGACGTCCAAGAGACGTCTGGGTTCC